ACCACTCTTCACCCGATGCAGCGCGCTTGCTGCTTTTCCGTAAGCACCGCTCACGGCGCGCCAGAAAATTGTTTCGTTCTGACTGGGAGTGGCTTTCACGGAATGCCGCCATCCACACGGTTGCAGCACGACGGTATAAGCCCCTGGACTCCAGTTCTTCCGCCTGGCGGGTCAGGCACAAAATCACCCGGGGATCGTTAGTGCCGACATAGAAATTGCGCACAGGTCTGGTTTCACGAACTGGTTGTGGTTCCGGCTCCTGCGCTCTCTCAGTCAGGCGCGGGAAATGTCTGCGTGTATCTCCTTCACAACGGTGAGCCACACGCCCACTCTGACGTAACTTGCTTGCTGACTGCAGAACGCGCTGCCGTGAGTAACCTGCAAAAGCATCCGCAATGTCTCCGGAAGTACACCCCGGATGGGCTTCAATGAATTTCTGAACTTCATTCAAAAGACTCATAATCACCCCCTGAATCCTGCCGGGATCTGGCTATAGTCCACGTTGTCGTAACTGGCTTTGAAGTACGGGTCTTCGCGTTTTTCGGTGTACGTGCTGACGGACGGCGATAAGCGCAGGGAAAGCTCATCCCATTTTTCCCGCAACTTTGACGGGCTGAGCACGTTACGGCACCAGAACGGATCGCGGCTGACGCGGCTGTACATCTCGCAGATTTGTTTGTGAGTACGACCATCCTGCACACACATCAGGCGAATTTCGTTTGCCCAGGCTGTCCAGTTCGGTTCTTTGGGACGAACCACCTCGCCGTCACATTCGGCGGCCTGCTCGTACAGGGCAATGATTTTTTTCCAGAGCCACTGTGCACAGGTCAAATCATCCTGCGTCCCCCACTGGCGCTTTTTAGGGCTGAATACAACCGCATCAGGATGGCGAGTTAAAAAATCCTGTTCAGCCGTCTGCGTGTCCGGTTGCGAAGCGTCCGGACGAGAAGGTTTTTTATCTGACGGATCATGTTTTGATTTTACTGACGGATCCCCGCCAGATTCTGACGGGTGAAAACCCGCTTTTTTGCCAGATTTCAACGCATCAAATTTTGACGGGTCAGATTTTGATGCGTCAGATTTTGACGGGTCAGAATCTGACAGTTGAGAAAATGCCGCTGCCTGAAGCTTCGCAACGTTAAGCTGATAAACATTCGACGCATTGCGGTTACCCTGGCGACGCGCCTTACGCGTTAACCAGCCTTCTGCTTCCAGCCATGCGATAGCCGTTCTGACGGTACTCATCCCCGCGCCAATCTGACGGGCAATGGTTTCAATTGATGGCCAGCACACACCTTCGTCATTACTGAAATCAGCCAGGCGGGCCATAATTGCCACGCTGGATAATTTCATGCCTGACGCAGCGCAACCATCCCATACATAGCCGGTTAATTTAGTGCTCATGACCGACCTCTATTTCCCTGAATTTACGACGAAACTGTTCGAGCGGACTGAAGCATTCATGCTCATAGCCTTCGCGGAGGTAGATAACCCGTTGTGTTTCCGGCTCCCAACGAATGACTCTGACGGGCACTCCGTAGTGATCTTTGAACCAGCGGTTAACTTGTCGCAAAGGACTGTCTCCTTCTGCCGGTTGAAATCCCCCACAGCCCACTCTGCAAAGCTGTGGGTTACAATTTCCCTGTCACCTGGTACATTCACTGCATAGCAATACTCCACCTTCGCTTTTCCACCCGGTACAGGAAGCGCAATCAGTTGCGAGCGACGGTAGTGTGTTGTTAAACTGTTCATGCGTTAGTTTCTCCACAGTCACGACACGCCACGGCGCCCGGAGCTGCACACTCGCGGGCGTCATTACTTTCTGAAATGCAAAAAATTTTGTAGACCAGTGCTGCATGCTCCTGCAGCTTCGAAATTGAGAGGTACAGCTCGTCGTTAATTGCTGTCTTCTCATGCGGTTCCACTACACCGTCTTCAATTGCTGAACGAATCTGTTTTGAATAACTGCCGATCTGTTCAATGACCTCCAGCAGGCGTTGGTTGATATCGGCGTTGTCCACATCCTCGACATCAGGAAGAGACACAAAGACGCCATTTGCAGACTGCGCCACAGCGTCAGCAATGAAGTGAGTTCCACCAGCACGTTGCAAAATCATTGCCCATCCCAGCGGGAAAATCTGATCGCCATCGGCACGAAGGCGGTTAAATAATGCGTTCTCTGTTACATCCAGCCAGTCAGCTGCTTCAGCGTAACCACCCAGCAACGCTGCGATAGTTTTTCTGACAGCTTTCACGTACCACTCAGGCTGTTTTTCTACTTTCCAGTGATGCTTACCCACGGTTCACCTCCTGTTCCTGTGGTTTAAACCCATTCTGGTTTTGGCTAGATTGAAAACGTGCCGGATAAAGAATCTGCATTTCGCTGACTTCACCCTTAAAAAAATTGGCTAAACGTTCTGCAAGCTCGATAGATGGAATCTGCTCCAGCCTCTCAATACGACTCAACGTCGCTGGATTGACTTGAACACCCGCAGCAACATGCTGCAAAGTGAAACCATGCGCCTTACGCACATTTCGTAATGGTGATTGCATATACCCTCCAAATATTGCGCGTTATGCATGTTATTTCACGCAATTATTTTGCGCAAGTTGATTTGCTTATCACGCAATAAAGAAATGTAATAAACGCATGAACATAGGAAACCGAGTCAGACAACTTCGCCAAGCGAAGAACATGAAAATCGCCGATCTCGCTGAAGCAATAGGAGTAGATGCGGCGAACATCTCGCGCTTAGAAACGGGTAAGCAAAAACAATTTACCGAACAAACACTGAGTAATATTGCCAAGAGCTTAGGTGTTGATATTGCTGATCTCTTTACCTCTGCCCTCAAAAGTAATACTGTATATAAAAACAGTAATAATGAGGATGTTGCGCAGGTGAAGGATGTGTTCCGTATTGAAATGCTGGATATCAGTGCCAGTGCGGGAAATGGCCTTATCCAGGGCGGTGATGTCATTGATGTGATTCATGCCATCGAATACAGAACTGATAATGCTGTATCAATGTTCGGCGGACGACCAGCCAATCACATCAAAGTTATCAACGTTCGTGGGGACAGTATGTGTCCAACCATTGAGCCAGGAGATCTCATCTTCGTTGATGTCAGCATCAATCAGTTTGATGGTGATGGTATATATGTCTTTGGTTTTGATGACAAAATATACGTTAAAAGACTTCAAATGATTCCTGACAAACTGCTGGTGATTTCTGATAACCAGATTTACCGTGAATGGGGAATTACTAGCGAAAACGAACACCGATTCATGGTCTTTGGAAAGGTCTTAATCAGTCAGTCGCAAACCCTTAAGAGACATAATTAACCTCAATATCCCATCCATCTGCCACCGAAAGGTGGCTTTTTATTACCCATCAATTTGCACATCTCGCAAAATATTACTTGCATATATCGCAATTTAATTTTATCTTTTGTTCCAGACCAACTACAGGATTACAACAAAATCTGGTTGCAACACGGTGCATGTGTCGTAAGCAGTCAGTAAATGTCAAAAACGAACAGGCAGGACACCCACGAAGTAGCCGCCTGGGGCATATGAAGTCCAGGATGATTCGTTAGCAACAAAAAAGCGCCCTACAGGACGCTTAGCTCTTTAACAATCTGGTCCCCATCAACAAGTAACTGATAACTTGAGGAGGTGTGAAATGCACAAAACAGAACCCAAAATCGTCGCGCCTGGCTACACAGATGAGGAAATTTATGAGTGGATGATAAAGAAGCTGGCAGCTATAAACCAGCTTCGTGAAGTGCTGTCTTATCGACAGGAAACAATAGACTCCTTAAAAAAACTGGATCAGGAAATCACGGTTTTATCACAGGATGTTACTTTAGATATTGTGCAGACAAATTAGGATCCCATTCATTTTCGTCAAAATCATCAAAGTGATGAATTTGTGATCTCCAGTCTCGATAATCTAAAAATTTCTGGGCGGTTACGCTTATTTTATCAAGTGTGAGTTCATCCTGAATTGAAAGAAGAAGTTCATCAAATTTCATCTCATTAATCTGTTTTGGCATCCAGTGATGCTTCATCAGAATAAGGTGAACCAGAGCCTTTTTCCCATTCAACTGATTATAGGGAGTGCCGAATTTCTTCCGGTGCTCATGTAAGACAAGATCCAGAAGAGTAAGTAATGTTGCCCTTGATTCCACTTTGCTTATTTCGACTGATGACACTACCCCACTGATTTCAATGCCCCGATACTTTCCAACATTTTCACAGTGGGATTTGTACAACGTGTAGATATTACCGGACATTTCTTTTCCTTTTGCGTTGTTGGGGATAACCAGATTAACCGAATCCTTGTTGTTGGGGAATAACCAGGTCCACCTCGCCTGATGTGGCTAAAAGCAGGCACATAACAGCTAAGTATTTTCAACCAGAGAGAATCCTTAGCGTTGTGGTGAATGCTGCTCAGCGCACGCGGGTTAAGGTTGAGGCTGACAGTCGACCTTCTGTGGATACCCACCCGCCTGGTGTGCAACCTTCGCCAGGCACCGGGAGGCACCCGGCACCACAACTTTATGCTGTGTGTAGTCTTGGCGGTACCAGCTTGTACCCTTGCTTCTGGCTGGTACCGTCCTTTTTACAAAACAGAGAAGAGCATCACCGGACGACGGGCTCATAACTCAATCCATCCGGACGGCTGCCACCGCAGGTGTTCTTCTCTGTTTTGTGGAGAAACTAATCGGCCTTGCAGGGTCGATATGATGAGGAGCAGCAAAATGGCTAGCGAACGCAGTACTG